TATTACATTTGGTTTGCAAACAAAAGTGTTATTTTTTCCTTTTTACCATCGCCCATGGCGTGCCGTCATCATCAAACCCAACAAAACGAACATCCCATTTTTCTGGGTTTTTCAAGTATTCTTTTTCATAAATCTTTTTCATATCACGCCCCTGTCATCATTGCAAAATAATCTTCAAATTCCTGATCAGTCCAAACCCAATGTGGGCATGAGTTCATAAGGTCATCATAGTATGCGCCCGACATATTGTGGACGATGTATTGATTTGTGTTCATGTTAACGGTCTTTCAAGCGTTTCAAAACGTCGATATTGTCCAACATTACCGCATAAAGCATTTGTTGGCACAGGTCATAAAATTCTTTGCGCTCGTCGTCAGTGGCCACGCCCTCACACATGAGAACCAACAGGGTTTGATATCGGGTATTTGTGTTCATGAGTTTATTATACCAGAAAAAAACGTAAAAGCGGCGAATATTTTATTTCAATCAAATCGCCAAAATCATCCATTACATAAAAGTAACCGGGTTTTTTGGTTACAATGTAAAAAATTTGGTGACGGTGTAGAATGTTCATGAGTTTATTATATCATGGGTTTGTGCATTAGCAAGCCTTTGGTCATTGTATTTATCAATCGCGCCCATTAATAAAATCAATCACCAAACCCTTGACAAGTCCCCAAATTATATGGTATAATTTGGCGCCCCAATCCGCAAACAAAAGTATTCATTTGCGGCTTGAGAACCAAAGCTTACATTGTCAAAAAGACTACCGTGTCATCAGCAACATCGCTCAGGCATCGCCCATTGCGGCGAACGCTCAAAACACAGCCATCGGCCCAACGCCCAAGGGCTACCAGTTCGCCACGTTTGCGCTTGAATGTATCGCCTGGGCTACATTGTGCCACGGCAACCTGCACAAATTCCGAGTCCACACGCCCACAGGCAGGCACAACTACCACAGTAATACCATCGTTTGCATTTGGAAACATTTGGCCATTTTGGGCAGTCATCATATCCTTGAACATTTTGCGATCCATTTTTTCAACAGTATTCAATTTCATCGTATTCTCCAAGTTAAAAATCAATTATATCACAGTTTGGATGGTAGGGGCCAAAGCCCCTACACGGTTCAAGTCTTTTCAGCCTCGATAAAATCAGCGACGGCTTTCAAGGCTGTTTTGTTGGCTTTGGTTAACGATTCTGTATCAGCTTCTGACAAGCCCAAAGCCGCACCAATGTAATCGGCAACTGTGTCTTTTTTGACCACAGCCTCGCCAGTTTTTGAAACATAAGTTTTCTTTTGGTAAACTTTTTCGCGTGACAGTTTAGCCACAATCGAACGAACGGTTTTGCCCAGTTCGGTGGCGATGGTTTCCACGGTCACGCCAGCCTGATAATCGGCAACCATTTTTGTGGTTTGTTCAGCGGTATAGTTGACAGCTTTAGTAGTCATTTCATTTCCTTTCAAGGTTTCATCACAAAAACAAAGTATAACACAAAAGGCAAGGCAATGCAAGCGGCAAAAGCCAAGCCATCAAAAAATTCACGTTTATTCATACCAAACAGCTCCAGTGATCTTACCGTCAATTATAACATAGTATGCAGTACAATAACCGATACGGGCTGAAAAATTGTTGTTGCCATGATCTGCAACATTGTAAGCCGTTGGGCTATGTTGCATGATCGCTTGGGTTGCTTCGTGTTTCGTTGTCATGGGTTTATTATATCACAGTTTTGCGCGTGCGGCTTCTGAATTCCACAAATCACGATAATATTTTGCATCACGCATCAGGCTAAAAGAGTCAATGATTGTACCGCAACCAGTGTCAACAACATGATACAATTTGTATTCACGCCCTGTATCGCGGTCATAACCTTCACCTTTTTGAATCGCGTATTTCATTTGTGTTTCCTTGCTGTCCATGTATGTATTATATCAGGCTTTTGGGACTTGCCAAGCCTTTGGAGAATTATTTTATAGGGATAAACCCTTAGAACCTTGGTTCACAAATCATTTTAGAAACAAAAGTACTCAAGTAGTACCTGAGTTCACAGATTTGTTGTAGAAACAAAAGTACTCATTTCGCCACAGATTTGAAGACCCAGGTACTAGGGGCGGTTAGCGGACTAAAGTACTCACATACACCATGGGACCCACCCACACGTAAACCTTCAAAATAAAACTCAGAAAACTTTGGGTGCCAGAACACTATACAAACCGCACCTGCTCGCACACACCCACCCAAAACACCACACCTGCACCAACCACACCAAAAAACACACCTTGACCCCGAACCCCCACCCATGTTATAATCGCACCAAGAGGACTCAACCATGACACAAAATTTACCTGCCGAAACCATTAAAATTGCACCCGAAGCACTGGAAGTTGCCAATTGCTATTTACAAACACAAGACGCCAAAAAGGTTGCACACGAATTAGACCTGGCTCCTGACTTGGTTACCGAAATCTTATCACGTCGCGAGGTCCGGGCATATGTTGACAGTGTTTTCATGGACACAGGCTTCAACAACCGTTTTCAAATGCGCGCTGCCATGGATGCACTTATCCAAAAAAAGTTTCAGGAAATGCACGAAGCCGACACCGGATCAACCAAGGACATTAGTGAACTCTTGGCACTATCGCACAAGATGAGCATGGACCTACTAGATCGTGAAATTCAACTGGAAAAGCTACGTACCACAACTGCACCACAAAAGCAAGTTAACGTGCAAATCAACGAAGGCCTAGACGGATCCAAGTATTCACACTTGATTAGTCGCCTTATTAGTGGTGAGGGAGTTTAATGTTAACTGTATCACGCCCTGACGTCAACTGCGAAGAGCTGCAAGAGTTTGACGCTAGTCAACGATTTATCAAGCTGCCAATCGCCAACTACCTAAAGCTCCTAGGCATCTGGGACACCATCAACCGACCCCAAATCGCACTAATCAACGCAGTCAACGATCCCAAGTACCGTTTTGTTTGTGCTGCCTTAGCACGTCGCCTTGGCAAAACTTATATTGCCAATGTGGTAGGACAACTGGTCTCGCTAGTACCTGGCTGCAATGTTTTAATCATGTCGCCCAACTATAACCTGTCGGGCATTTCGTTTGAACTACAACGCAAACTGATCAAACACTTTGACCTAGAAGTCTCACGGGATAACTTAAAGGACAAGATCATTGAACTCTCAAATGGTTCAACTATTCGTATGGGCAGTCTTAGCACTGTCGATAGTTGTGTGGGTCGTAGCTACGATCTTATTATATTCGACGAAGCCGCGCTTGGATCGGACGGAGAAGCCGCATTCAACGTAGCACTCCGACCAACCCTGGACAAGCCCAATTCAAAAGCAATTTTTATTAGTACCCCACGTGGTCGCAACAACTGGTTTAGTCAGTTTTGGAACCGTGGCTTTGACCCTAACTTTCCTGAATGGGTCTCATTACAAGCAGACTATTCGGAGAACACTCGCATGGCTGAATCGGATGTGCAAGAAGCTCGCCGATCAATGTCGCGTGCTGAGTTTGAGCAAGAGTATTTAGCATCGTTTACTGTGTTTGAGGGTCAAATTTACAGCTTAGCTGAATCGGACATTGTGGCCCCGCCACTAGACCTGCGTGGCGAAGCCATTGCTGGCTGTGACCCTGGCTATCGCGACTATACTGCGTTTTGTGTTATTGTCTATGATGAAGTCACTGATTGCTTTTGGATTGTGGACGAGTACTTGGAAAATGAAGCTACCACCGAGCAACATGCACAACGGTTTTTGGAACTAATCAACCGTTATGGCGTTGAAACTGTGTTTATTGATAGTGCAGCAGCACAGTTTGCCAGTGACCTAGCATACATCTACGACGTAGCAACCACCAAGGCCAAAAAAGACGTGCTACCAGGTATTGCCTATGTGCAAACACTGGTAGCACAAGGCCGATTAAAAGTATCGCCAAACTGTTCACACTGTTTAGCGGTATTCGACCAGTATCGCTGGGACACCAAAGAAGGTTTGCAACGCGAGCGTCCCAAGCATGATGACTACTCACACATGGCCGATGCTATCCGTTACGCACTTTATACATATACCTTGTAATTAAAAAGTCGGTCCCACCAGCTTAACTTTTCCAGTCGCTTTAGTTCCTTTTTATGTTCAAAGTACCTGTCTTTGAACTTGTTGGCTAGTGCAACCATTTCCTTGTAGTCATCATCAATAATATAACCTTTGTTTTTATACTCTTCCAAGGCTTGTTCTGCCCGAAGCTTGGACTCTTGAGCAGAGTCAATTTTATTCTGGCATTGCAAAATATATTTTAGATGATCCCATGTAGAGAATTCAAGTAGTTCTCTGGAAGCTTCAATCAAGTTACAAATCTCTTGCGTTCGCTCAATTTTAGGGTACGTGGTATTTAACATATCCGGACCCTTAAGTTGATCAATCAGCCACTCTTCAAGAATATCAATGTGATCTTGGTGGCAGCTAAAAATTACTTCAGTTTTTGGAAGTCCACAGCGGTCATACTCCAATTGCATTGGTCGTGCAGCCTTGCCTGTGGCAAATTTATTAAAATGCTGTTTCCAGCGCGTTTCCAAGTCCAGCGATTTTCCCACGTAGTATTTGCCGCTTGAAAAAGTCAAACGATAGATTCCCGAAGCCATAATTTCCTTTAAAAATTCAATTATATCGTTTTGGATTGGCTGTGTCAAGTCAAGGATTAGACCTGCAAGCAAAAATATGGTATTGACTTTTGTTTGCTGACCATGTATAATACTAGTAATCACAAGAAGGTCCAATGTAAAAATGGCCAAGAATACAAATAAACGAATCCCTGTAAAGTGGGTTCGAGACCGTGCCAAGGCGGCATACGATAAGAAGTCCGAGTGTTATATTTGTAGCACTAGCAAAGACTTAGAGCTGCATCACTTGCACTCTGTTACAATACTCTTAGAAACGTGGGCTGATCGCAAAGGTTACGATATTTCAACTGACGATGGCATTTTAGCTGTTCGTGATGAGTTTATTGAAGAGCATAAAATTGAGTTATATGAAAAGGTTTACACCCTATGTAATCCGCATCATGTAGCGCTACATGCCATTTATGGCAAGGCTCCGCTAGTAGGCTCAGAACCCAAGCAGCAGCGTTGGCTTGAATTGCAGCGCGAAAAACACGTGCACGGTGAAAAATCAGTAGATCACAGCAAACACATCTCACTTTTCTCAAGATTCATTTAGGGAAAACCATGAGTTGGATTACAAAATCACAAAACTGGGTTCGTGAAAAACTGAACCCAGCGCAAACCCGAATTGCACAAGAAGCCGGTACACAAATTGGCACTGACGCAAAAATCACTTATTTTCAAAGTTTTCAGAAACTAGAATCAGTTAACAGAAGCGTTAACATGTTAGTTTCTGCAACAGCTTCGCTTGACTACGACGTCAAAGACAAAGTACACGATGGTGTTGTCGCAGGTATTCGCCAAAAAACACTAAACACTTTGTTAAACTTTCGTCCTAATCCGTATCAATCGGCACAGGATTTTAGAGCCTCACTGTTC